TAATGCATTCTATAGACAAACCTTTGATGTCATAGAAACAGATGTACAACTACAAGCTAGAATAGGTGCTAAGACTGGGCAAGAGGGAACAACCATACCAGAAGCTATAGGTATATCCCCAGGCACAGCAGGACGAAAACAACCTGTACAAAAAACTTTGAGTAACATTGCTTTTCAAGAAGACTACATAATGAAGAACTTTAAAGGCAAGAATGTGCCTATAGGACCTATGACTAGAATAAAAGAAGCCTTTGCTGATGTCATCAGTAATAAAATAAAAGGTGCATCAGATGTTAGCCCAGTTAAAACTGATTCTGCCGCAGATGTAAAAAGATATATAGAATCTTATAGCCCACGTGAATTAAAAAGCTTAGGAATAGACAAAGCCTCTGTATTTAAAGACTTAGATATGATAGCCAAGTTAGAAAGCACACAAATGGCTGAGAGATTGGCTTTAGGCTCACGTATAAAAAATACAGAATTAAAAAATGTATTTGATAATATCGTCCAAGCCAGAGACCTAGACTTAACTAAGACAGTCGACACTATAATGGATATTATAGGTAAACTGCCTAAAGGACAACAAAAAACAGAAATAGCTAATGTCAGGGCAGGCTTATTAGATTATGTGTTTTCTAAACAAAGCGGAGTTTTCCAAGAGGTAACCAAAAAACAAAGTGCATATTCACAAATTGGTGATACAATAATTATGCCAGATAGGTTAGATGCAGTTATAACCAAGCTAGATGGTGCAGGTGTATTTCAAAAGATACTAACTGCAGAAGATAAAAAATTATTAAATGGCATGAAAAACTATGTAGGAGTCATACAAAATGCTGGTACTGATGCAGGTTCTGCTTTAGCAGGTGCACAGATTATTGGTAATATGTTTACCTTAGACCCAGGCAAGTTCATATCTGGTATGGCTAGATTAAGTGCCCAGGGAAGAATAGCAAAGTTATTTGCTAATAAAGCGTTCTCTGATGCAATGACTGGCATTGGTCCAACACAACCACAGTCTAAAAAGTTATTAAGATACTTCACAGGAGCAGGGGCTGTGGGTAACATTATTACACAGTTTGCGTTATTAGGTTCACAACGTAGTGGTGAGTCTGTTCAAACAGAAGAAATGTTAGACCCAGAACTTGATAAAACTATACAAAGTTTAAGAAAACAAACTGAATCTTTAAGGTAAAATAATGGCATATAAAGATTTAATAGATTACACTTACTTAGCAGGTGTGGGAGAACCCTCTCGTACAGAAGAAGACCTTGCTATTACTGAAGAAGACGTCAGAGGATTTGTCCAAAGACGTAAAGCCGCAGCAGAGAAACAAAAGAAAGCAGGTGCTCTCGGTCTTACCCAAACCATTATAGAAGAGCAACGAAGTCCAAGGTTGTCCTTAGATTATGGTGAAAAGTTACCAGTATTGCCTGGAGCTTACCGACAAGATACAACAGCTATAAAAGATAAGTTAATAGCTGAACAACTGGATATTGCTCAACAAATAGAAAATTATAAATCAGCTTTATCAGACACCCCTCCAACTGATTTAGGATTAATGAGTCCTAAAAACCTCATAAACACTTTAAATAGAACGAAGCCTGGTCCGATAGTGCCAGAAGGAATGACCTCTGGTTTTATTGCACGTCCTCCTGATAAGGCTACAGACCCTAAAGATTTACCATTTTTTAGTCTCACAGGACCTGCTGAGTTTGGTCCTACAGCAGGAGGTTTTCTACGTTTTCTTGGACCTGCACAATTCACAAACCCTTTTACTAAACCTAAAGGTGCATTAGGCTCAGGCTTTGGCTTTGGACTAAAAGGTATGAAAGGTTTAACTGGTGAAGAATATTTAACAAAAAGTATTTTAGCTAATATACAAAAGAACAGTGATGTGAGTGGTAAAGAAATACTTAGGCAAGCTTTATCACAAAAAGGTGTGACTGTTAAAGACAGGTTTGGAAAAGCCCCGACAGCCAAAAAGACTGAACTGGATGCTGTATTTGATGATGATGATGCCACACCTGTTACACCATCTGTCGAGGTTGATGAGCTAGTAAAGTTACCTGAGTTTGATACAAATTTACCCGATAATACTAAAGTAATAAAAGAGGCTCTTGCAAAAGGGAATCCAAATGATTTACCTATATTAAGAGTCAAAGACTTAAATATACCCGAAGAATTATCTAATTTAGAAATAACAGAGACAAAAAAAAGTCCCTTTTATAGTTCTAATGTTAAAGCTTATTTTAGCCAGTTTCCTGAAGGCAACGCTTTTAATTCTTCAGAAAAAGCTATGGAACTCCCATTTAAAATAACTTTTTCTGAAGAGGGAGTCGGATTGAAAGCTAAAGGTGTTACTTCTCCGTATAGTTATCAAAAGAAGTATCTTCATCCATCTGTTGTTGGAGACGAGGGAGGAGCACCTTTATACGGACATGTGAGAAGTTTACAATTAAAAGAATTAGCCCCAAACACTGTTCATCCTTTCACTGCAAATAATATTTATAAAGGTGAGAACGCAATACCTGACAGGTTACTAAGTGATAGAGTGTACACTAAACCATCTGTTTTAGCTGAATATAATATGTTAGACCCATCAAAAAGAGTGCCAGTGCAATTACCTGATACGTTTGATGAAAGTGGGACACTCAATAAATATGGAATAGAAGATGGAGATTTTATATTAGAGTATCCACAGAATGTTGAGGGCAGTTTTCAAAAGAAAAAATTTATAGAATTATTAGTAAATTTTAAAATGAAGATGCAAGAGATGAACGCTATTCTACAGAACATTGCTGTTCCAAATTTAAAATTGCAGAGAGACCTTATGAACAGTCAAAACTTTAGTATTTTGACAAGAGGGGCTATCGAAGCAAATAGAATGAATATTGATGAAGTATTACAATATATAAAAAGTAATGCCAAGCAACCAAATGGAGATGTTACTGACACAATAAGGGATACGTATAACTCTATAATAGAATATGCGAAACGAGCTATTCATAACAGTTTTACTACTGGTAAAGGGTACGGTATGGACGAAAGGATATTTTTACCTGGGGTTTTTAAGACAAACAAGGATATAAGTCTTCGTATAAACTTCGGAGGTGCAACTAGGTATGGAATGGGAGAACCTATAACAGTTGACACTTTAGAAAATTTATTTAACACTTTTGCTAAGATTAAAGCTCAAGACTCTATTTTTAAAAGTAAAGATGCAAGATTAAGCACCACTAGAGTGAGACCAAAGATATCCGTGGGCGACCCATCTGGAAAATTTCAAGTGGCAGATGATTTAACAGGGAGAATAAATTTAGTTGATGAAGCTAATTTAATTTTAGAAAACACAGGAACAGCAAATAATTTGAGTAAATTAAGAGCATGGGAAAGCTTAGGGGGACCCGAGTTATATGATTTGTACAAAAAAAGTGCTCCCTCTGAGGCAACAGAAGTGACAAGTGCGGCACGTATGTTCCCTGTTGTGTTACGAGATAGATTGCAAGAAATAGAAAAAAACTGGGGGGAAGGGAGTTTAATAAAAAGACTCGGTGAAGAACAGTTTGATACATTTAAGCGTTCTAAGAGTAAAGGATTTGCTTCTCCAGAATCAATGTTGCAACATATGCGTATGACAACAACAAGAGAGGGGACTCTCTCCGCAGAAGAACAAATGGAGCAGTTTGAGCGTTACATGGATGCAGAAGAAGGAATAACTACTGGTGACGTTTATATAGACAATGTTGCAGATATGGCATTTGCAAACTTACAAAGACGCCCTGACAAATTAGTTGAATTAAGCACATTACATAACGTAAAACAAGCTCTTAAAGATGGATTTGATAAACTACAGTTTAATACTTTCACAACTATGGCTAAATTAGCAGGATGGGCTAATAAGTTAACTGACGATTATAATTATAAATTAGTTAATGAGTATACAAAAAGTCCTTTACAAAAAGAAACTGTATCTGCTTCTGATAAACATTTCTTCAATATATTAGCTGATGCTGACCCAAGAGAAATTGAAGGAACTATTGTAAGAGCAAGAGAAATTTTAACACCCTTTCAAGAATTTACTCAATTATTTACAATGAGAAATAATATAATGTTAGAAGACATAGTTCCTGCAGGTAGACAAGGAAATACGGAGGACATTGCAATACGGAACCCTAAATTGTTTAAAACTAAAGATTTAAATAAACTTTATAAGTTTTGGGAAGAGTATAATGAGAAATTTGATTTAGACAGACTGGTGCACAAGTTTCTTGTAGATGATGTTAAAAATAATAATTCTAAAATAGTTAACAACATATTGACTAATATGGACGAATTCGCACTGCAAGGAATGGGATTTAAAGATACGATAGGTAGTGACAGGGACGGCATGACCAAATCAAGTGAATTAGTGGAACTTTTTAGTGACAAAACATCAAAAGATATCGTTAATTCATACAAAAAGAATACTAAAAAGGGTGTTTTAACAAAAGTAAAAGAATTAGCGACTCGTGTTGGTGCGGTAGTAGAGGAAACAGAAGACGTAAAAGTAAAAATTTTAAGTCGATTAAATGTTATACAACATTTTAAACCTCCTTTAGGACAGAGCATCTTTAGTTTTCACAAAAAACGTGCCAACAATCCATTTTATTTAAAATATGGTAAGCCAACAGATGAAAAACTAGCAGAGGTCATTGCAAAGATACCTAAAAGTGAAACTGAAAATACACCTAAAAACTTAGGATTTTCTTTACAGTATGGTAAATATAAAATGAAAGCTTTAGAAAGTTTAGGTTTGAATCCTAAAGTAATTACACCTAGTGAAGAAAATGGGTTAACTTTTATAGAAATAGAGTTCCCAAAAAATACTTCAGGCAAAGAAGAATTATTAGAAAAATTAGAACAAGCACAAATAGATTTGTATTCTAAATATATGCCTATGCCTAATTTTAATGAAGTGAGCGAAGAAGAAATCAACGATAGCACTTAACCTTCGTTAATCACTTCCATAGCACTTAACTTATCTTCTATTTTACTAGCTTGTAAACGAAGCTGCTCTGCAACTCTCGTCAAGAACTCTTTACTGCTACCACTAATCCTCACATCATTTTTCCTCAACACTGCTACTGTGTGACTATCTATAAGTGTCTTTAGGACATCATCCCAAGTGTATTCACTAAAGGAAGGGTCTTCGTGCTCAGGTGCTATTACAACACCTATACCATTTAAGGTTAACGAAAGCTCTAAGTCTAAGTCATTTATAAGTTCAATTCTTTTTATCGACATCTTTTATTTTTCTTCCTTTAAAGAATACTATTAAGTTAATTATAGTGTTAATTGTCACTGCTATTAGAAGCCATAGTTGCCACAGCTCTATCCAGTGCACTTCTGTTGTTGTCACTAACTAAGTCTCCTTGTGATATTCTTGCCCACTTTCTGCCCTCCACAACGTACACTAAATGTGTGCCACATATAGGAAAACGTGAATCAAAAAATCTAGCCCTATACCTCTGTGCGTTTTTCCATACTGGGCTTTGAGGTTTCTCTATCTTCGCCATTCTTGTTCCTTTCTCTGAATGCCTTAATTACGTCCGATGAAAATAATTTTTGTATATTAAGTAAATACATCGTCGATGCATTGTGGTCGCCCCCTTTTACTGTTCTAGTGTAGTCAAGAGAGTCAATAATACTGCGTAAAACATCAGTCCGAAAAACAAGTGTTGCATAGGTTTCATCCCCAATACATAGGTTATGAAACCAATAATCTGATTCTGTTGCTTTGATTCCCGAAGGTTTACCATAACTTTCATACTCCACTGCTATATTGCCAGTTCGTTGCCACATATCTCTTTCAGATTTAACTTCAATCTTTTTATTCTGAAGCATGTCTGCAACTTGTTTTTCTCGGACCTCTCCGTAGTTTAAATCAATGTCAAACTTTTTTCGGTCCTTTACTGACGGCTTCACTTCTTTTTGCTTTCAGTAGTTTCCTCTGGCTGTTTTCTTTCTAAATACTTAAGTATCATGGATAGTCGTGCATCATATTTATCAATCTGCTCTATCTCTTTATCCATAGCCTCTATGATATCTGAGTGCTCTCCGATACCTGTTGACCTGCTTAAATATATTTCTACATTCGCAATATGCTTATTTATGTGTCCTACATAATAAGATTTAAGTGCTCCTAGTAACATTTCTCTCACTTTTGTTTCTCCTTAGATTTTTAAAGTAACTATGATTAAATCCTCTCAACCATTCTTTCCCTCTAAAAGAAGAGGGATTAAATGGGTTCGTGGACTCATGTATAATACGTCTAGTCTTCTTCGTCCTATAAAAGTCTCGTTGTCCTTGTATATAGAATCTGTCAACAATAGCCATATTTTAACCTATATCCACCACTTCACAGCTATCTGCTGTACAAGCTAGTGTTTGATTACCTACAGTATTATCTTCTTGTTCATAATCAGCAAGCTTTGACCAATCAATAAACTCAGGCATCTTAGCTAAAAACTCCTTATAATGTTCTTCTGTACAATCCTGATAAGGGGCTTGTTCATACACCATATCACTTCTTGGTAAGAAAGACAAGCCTGAAGCTATATCAAAGTTCTTATATATCCAAGAACCAGTCTCTAACCATTCATCTTTACCAACAGATATAGTTACAGATGGCTTATGCTCACACCAACTGGAAGCATAAACTTTCCAAAACTCTAGTTGCTCTATAGCTGACATATCATCTCTAGTCACACACATATCAGGTGCTTTGATAGGAAAGCTAAATACAGCATTGCTTTGACTCCATCCATCAGTTTCCCATGGTATGTTTTGGTCCATCATAAATTGTGTGAGTGGGTCTTTTTTATCACCACGAACAGTTCTTATATAATACTGACTATGTCTTGCATGGATACCTGACGCAGAATCTGTAAGTTGTGAAACTGTCCCTGATGGTTTTACACAAGTAATCGCAGTGGATTGTGGTATCCCCATAGCTTCAGCAAACTCTTTGTTAGTATCAATGGCTACTTCTTTTAATAACTGCAGAACATAATTTAAATCTGTCTTATCATCTTTGCCATTAGTAATAGCATTATCCATAATGCCTGTCATGGACACACCTAGCAACCTCTCCTCAGACGTGTTAGTATGCCATATCTTACGTAAGTATGGAAAGTGAGTTAAGGTAGACTGAAACGTGCCTATTATAGTAGCTACACGAACTTTCTTTTTCAAGTCCTCAACAGTGTCACTGCCACGGACAATTATCTCAGACAGATTACAGAACTGATATGGACGCAGTATAATCTCACTACATGGATTAGTACCGAAGTCATACTCAGGGTTTCTTCTACCATTCTCAGCCGCCTTATTCTTAGCCGCCCCACGATAAAACATACCTCTTTCTCCAGTACCAGACTCAGCTAGTGAAAGCCACTCTCTCATAAATGTATATGGGTCAGGCTTGTCTGTGTAAGCCACTGAATTATTTGACATTTGTCGTTGTGGCTCAGTTTTGTAAAACTCTCCAGTCTTTGCATGTCGCATTCTATCGTCAGATAAATTAGATAAACTTATCATAGCAGAACGTCTTACACCACCAGAGACAACTACTTCTCCTACTTTACACATTAGGTCATGACACTCTAAGCTAGATAACTTTCTACCTTTTGCTTCTTTAAACACTTTTACTGTGAATCTAAACAAATTGTCCAAAGGTGTTGGTCCTGATGCCCTACCACCAAATATTTTTAGTTTAGCACCTGCAGGTCTAACAAGAGACAAATCCCACTTAGGTATTTCTCCTGCCCACAGTAAAGCCAATAGCTTACGGAAAGCTTTTGCCCATCCCTCTTTACTGTCTTTGACAATAATAGTTTCTTCTGTATCAAACAATAATCCAGGAACTTCAGGCAACTTACTTATGCAATCTCGCTCCACAGAGAAGCCAACACCAGTGCCACACATAAGTATATACATAGCTTCATCAAATGCTTTTGGGTCATCTACTGGCAAATAAGAACAGTTATATCCTGCAGTGTTATCTCTATCTAAAGCCTTGCCTGCAGTCATCATAGCTCTCATGGACGGCATAACTTCAGAATGAAGTATAGCTTCATGTAATTCTTCTTTAACACTGTCAGGTATGGTATAACTATGTTTTTTCAAAAGATGCGAACTCATAAAGTTTACATATCTGCCCACAGTCTCATGCCATTCCTCTCTTCTGTTTTCATCATCAAGCCATCTTGCATACCTAGACTTGTGAATAAATTGTTGATAATACGTTGGTAAAATTACGTTACTTTTCATCTTAATACCCTTATAGTTACATCTTTTGTTTGCAACCCAACTATTTCATGTAGTAGGTCACCAATCATATCTTCCAATATAAATGGAAGCTCCTCTTTGTCAAGTGTGAACTCTTCCGAATCCACTTCAGCAGACACTCTAATCGTTATCTTCGACTTCCTCATCTTGCACCACACTAATCAAGCGAGATAAATACCACTCGGCTTTCTGCAAGTCCTGCAAAGGCTTGCCTTTGTATTTGTATCTCCACAAATACTTCATAATATTTCCTTGTAAGTAACTCTTAAATTCAGTGCCCGTAGCAGCTTGTATGGCATCAATACACTCTATACCAAAATCATTGTAATGAGCAGGACTATTTACCATATCTTCCAACTCTACATTGTCAGACTGTTCTTGTGCTTGTTTAATCCTCATCTTCATGTACTCCATGTGTCTCAATGTATTGTTACTCTTCCTATTTCTTCGTCTATACTTTGACGTCCATCCTCTAATACTTGGTCCGTATCTCTTATAGCAGTGTGAACCATACCTCTTGTGAGTAAAGCATAGAACATAGTATCTTCTTCTGTCAATAAATTTTTATCGTGACTATGATAAATCTCTACATCAAAACCTTTGTCTAAGTGTCTGATTATAATAGCAGAATCACCTCTGTTTAAATTTATTTTACTCATGATTTTTTCCTCAAAAAAACTGACGGCTTTCTCTTTGCAGTTTCGAAGGTAGCTACTGTTAACACAACTGCACTTATCAGGAATATATGAGCAACAGCAGTTATACCAAATACCCACATACTTCCAAAATACATAGAGAAAATTATACACCACATCCATGCTAACACTTGCATAACCATATGTCTTGTATTTAAGTCAGGTATGTGACGTAAAGGATTACGTTCATGGTTCATAACAGATTGCCATGTATCGTGTACTATTTTAGTCATTTTTTGTTACCACTTCCATAAAATGTTCAGCATCAACTATAGCTAAAGGTTTTTTTCTATTCATCTTTATAATTAATAATGGTTCACCCTTGTAATTGTGAGTCTCAGCTTGTTCATAATAATTATAAATTGTAGTCATTCTCTCTGTATTTTTACACTCGATGTTGTAAGGGAATTGTTTATAGGCAACTGTAGATAACTGGACATCAACTCCGTTGACTCCCATAGGAGTAGACTTGATGTCCAACTCAGTTACTCTTTT